TGATAGTAATTGGATTACTATAGCACTTAATAGACCTGCTTCCACACCATTTAGTGGAGCACCTATGAGAATTAAACAAGCTGATGTTAATTTAGCAATTACTGGAGGAGCTAATTGGAATTACAATTACCCTACTAATACTAATACTGGTTCAGGTCTTGGCAATACTACAAGTATGGATATAGTTTATGCTTGGTTTGAAAATCTTACTATTGATGGTGTTAATGTAACTAACACTGCTAAATACGGTATTTATTTGATGGGCACCAATGCAGATATTGATCACACTTTGTCTAGTAATACATTATCAGATAGAATTAAAATATATGGTCCTTCTTCTAGTATTACTGTAGAAAATTCTTACGGTCCTGGAGGAGGAGATGATATTGTATCTCTTCAAACACAAGATACTTCTGGATTTGCTTCTTATTTATTAGGTTGTGGTGATATTACAGAAATTACTCTTCGTCATATTACTTCAGACTCTGGTCTTATTTTAGCTGTATATCCTACACAACAATATTTAAAAATGGATGATATTCTAATTGATGATTATCAAATTAGAAATTCTGTTAATAAAGCATATAGAGGAGCAATAACTATTTTTGGAGGTGCTACAATTACCACTGGAGAACCTATCATTGGTAACTTAACACTTCGTCGTGGAAGTTCTATGAACTCTGGTGGAGGAATGCCTTTAGTCTCTACATATAATGGTGGTTCTTCTAGTACTGGTTTTACAGTTAATAATCTTGTTATTGATGGAGCTACTACTGGATTTGTGCAACAAGGTTCTAGTTCTACTGGTCAAATATTTTCAACTGATGTTGGCGCATCCAATGTTTCATCTGGAGTTATAGTTAATAAACTTACAATCGCTCATGTTAAATCTTATGTAGGACCAACCGGATCAACAGCTGATGCTACAGTAACACTTACATCTGGAACATTTAATGATGTAGAATTGGAAGATAGTTATATAGGAGCAATAACTGCTTCACTTGGATTTGGCATTTATCTTAACGGAGCAACAGTAGATCATATTGGAATTAGTAATAATACTTTTGATAATGTTAGTGCTGCTACTAGATTATTTACTGCAACAACTGTTGATCTTGTTGGTAATCACCTTAAAAGTACTTCTCCAATTGCTGGTGTAGTTATTAATGTTACCGGCACTACTGAAAATCTTTCTCGAAATTGGATGAGCAATGGTTCATATGGTATGATTAGAATTAATGGCACTTATACACAAACTATACATTCTACTGGAGATAATACATTATTAAATGGATCACTTCTTTATGTAGCAGCTAGTGGCACTCCTGTAACAACATTATTAGGTGGGACAGATTTAGCTTCTATTGGAATTCCTACAGTTAATAGTTGCGGTTCTGGCAGCAGTCTTGGAACCAATTCTAATAATTTAAATGGTATTATAAATGTGCCAGCTGCTACAACTTCTTGTATTTATAATTTTACTTCAAATGCATATCCAGTAACTCCAAGAGATTGTCAAGCTACTGTAAATAGCACTACTGCTATTGCTGTTGGTTGTTTAATTACTTGGACAAGTGCAACTTCTGGAACTTTTAGTGTAAATGGAACTTCAATTGGTGGTCAATCTATTAATTATAGTATTAATCCTTAAATTTTAAATAAAATAGGAGTACCTAAACAATGACAGCACAAGAACAAGTATATATGAATGCTATGGGCCAATATTATCTTTCTACTACCGGTCCTATCAGTTCTGAAGATATTCTGATGAATGTACCTTCAGAAAATCTTAAAAATCTTTTGCGACCTCTCACACTTCCAGTTAATCATCAAACAGCAAAAGATGTTGTGCAAACATATGCAAATTCTCAGCCGCTGCATGAAAAAGCTGCGGCACAAATTGCACAGCAATCTATTCATCCACTTGCACAAATCAACAATGCTGTAAAAAAGCAATAACAATAACTTTATTGAAAATTCTATTTGTGAGTATCTTCCAATGGCTATAGATAAAGAACAAATTCTTTCTCTTCTTGGAACAGGTCTTTCTCAAGAACTTGTTGCAACAGCCGTAGGATGTACTCCTAGTTACATTACTCAACTTATGAGTGATGAAGAGTTTGCTAATCAAGTATCTCAAAAAAGAATTTTAGCATTACAATCCCACACAAAACGTGATGCTAAACTTGATGATATTGAAGATACACTTATAGCGGCCCTTGAAAAAAATCTTGAAATGATCTACAAACCTAAGGATATTTTAAATACTCTGGTAAGAGTAAATATGATGAAGCGTAGGGGACCAGCAGTTCAAGAAAGTACAGTTGTAAATAATACTGTTGTCAATCTTACAATGCCAAAGAAACTTGTTCAACATTTTACTCTCAACTCTAAATCAGAAGTTATTGAAGTTGAGGGGCAAACCATGGTAACTATGCCTGCCGGACAGCTACTCAGGAAACTAGCAGCTGAACATAAGGGTAGTGAAGAGGATAATACTTATGCTAAAGCTAGTAAATTTTTACCCGCAGGACCTTCAGGAACTCACACCGCAGTCAATAACAAACAAGGAAACGGCTCAAGTTATTCCTTTGAAGGAAGCTTCAAAGAAGCAGAAGCAGAACCTGACTCCGGAAACTCTAGTGGAAACTTCCAGCCAGAGGTTAAAAAGGTTGGATAAACAAAAAGCTCAAGATATTCTTTTTTCATTGCGCCTGCAACTTCAGAAAAAAGAATTTTAAACATGCCAATCAAAGATTGGAGAAAGGATTATGCTGAAGAATTAGGAATGAATGATTTTAAGGATACTTCCATAGATCATTCTAAAACACCTACTTTTGAAAATGATATTGAAGAATTTTCATTTAATCCTGAACAAATTAAAGAATTATGTAAACAAGATTTAAATTTATTTGCAGGTCTCACAATACCTGGTATGTTTGAATTTTTATTTCCAAAAGTTCTTCTTGGTATCTGGGATTTGCTTCTTCAAAAAGTATATCTTACGAGAGATTTCTCTCAAATAGCTTTAGGTATTCCACGCGGCCATGGAAAAACAACTCTTATCAAATTGTTTATTGTATACTGTGTTTTGTATACTGATAAAAAATTTATACAAATAGTTGCTACTACAGCAGACCTAGCGGAAAAAATTCTTCGAGATGTTGCAGCAATGTTGGATGAGCCTAATGTTAAAGCAACTTATGGCGATTGGAAAAGAGCTATTGAAACTGATCGTAACGATCTTAAAGTTTTTGGTTTCAGAAATAGAACTATTATTATTGCAGCTATTGGTGCTGGTGGTTCATTGCGTGGTGTCAATCTTGCGCATTCTAGACCGGATGTAATGATATTTGAAGATATTCAATCAAGAGAGTGTGCTGATAGTGAACAGCAAAGTAAAGCATTAGAAACATGGATGATTGGTACTGCTATGAAAGCCAAGAGTCCTAAAGGTTGTTTATTTATATTTTGTGGCAATATGTATCCTACTGAGCATAGTATTCTTAAAAAATTGAGAAATAATCCAAAATGGATTAAATTTATATCTGGAGCAATTCTTGTTGACGGAACTGCACTGTGGCCAGAACTTAGAAGTATTGAAGAGCTTATTGAAGAACTTGATAATGATATTGCTGCCGGCCACCCTGAAATATTTTTCTCAGAAGTGCTTAATGATACTGAAGCTGGCATAAATACTAAGATTGATTTCTCTCTTATTAAACCTTGGAGATGGGGGCCAGAAGAACTTCCTCAAGGTAAATTTATAATCATTGATCCTTCCAATGATAAAGCTACAAGTGACAATGTTGCAATAGGCTACTTTGAAGTATTTGATGAAACTCCTGCAATGAAAAGTCTTATTGAAGAAAGATTATCTCCAGGAGATGCAATTAGAAAATCACTCATTCTTGCAATGCAAACAAATACAAGAGTTATATTTGTAGAAGCCCAAGCATATCAATATTCACTTCTTTTTTGGTTTGAGGAAATTAGTAAACAACATGGTATTGAAGGTATTCAATTTCTGCCTATTTATTCAGGTTCTATTAGTAAAAATTTCAGAATTGCTGAAATGTTAAAAAGTCTTACAAGCAATGAGATAGCAATACATAACAATGTTCGCAGTGCTGTTATTCATCAAATTTCAAATTGGAACCCTCTTAGAAGAAATAATGTTGATAACGCACTTGATCTTCTTACATATCCAAAAAGAATTGTTGGAGAATATGCTCCACTTATAAGTACAGAATATAGTCCACTTATTATTGAAAGTAATTCAGCTAAAGTTAGAAATGATAATCATGCTTTTTAGTAGAATATTATTTGCTTAGGACATTTATTTCTGTGTCCATATTAATCTTACTACCTAAACCAAAGGAGCAAAAAATATGTCGCTTATTTCAACAATTGAAACTGATCTTGATGATGCAGGAACTTGGCTCAAGGATGAAGTTGAAAGTCTTGCACTTGATGCATGGAATATTGTTAAGCCTTTGCTCATCAATATTGCTCCTGCGGTTACTACTGAGCTTACCAGTTTTATTGATAATGCGCTTAGTGATCTTGGTATTGCTGCTGCTGATATTCTTGAAGGACAAAATCCTGGAAATGTTGCAACAGCAGTATTGAATAAAGTTGAAGCATCTGGTTCTGCGGCCACCCAAGCTGTTATTTCTAGCAGCGGCAGTGCTGTTCTTAGCACTCTCACTTCACTTAAAGCTCTTGCAGCTAGTGCAGTTGCAGCAACTGTTGGTGCTGGAGTTGATGCTGTAGTTAGTGCTGCTGCTGGTCCTGTTGCTGGTGCAGTTGCAGGAGATGTTGCAAGTAGTGCAGCTAACACTGCGGTAAATAATTTGTAGATTGCAGAGTTCTGTAATCATATAACCTTACAAGCGAGGGCGAAAAAGGCTATGGAATTTGGCACCTTAGATAATTCTGCGAGCGGGAGCGTTAATTGACTTTTATTGAGCGCGCGCAAAAAAGCATAGGATTCCGGACGAAGGCCGGAAGACTGCTTTGGAGCGCCAACGAGCGAAATAAAAGTCATAGCGACTCGGTAGAAGCAGAATTATCTGCCAAATTCCATAACTGCCCGAGCGATAATATTTCATTATTTAATTATAATTTTTAGGAGTAATATTCCCATGCCAATTGAACCGCCAACAAAAGTTAATATAAGCGATGAAAGTGCGGAAGCAATTCGCATGTATGCTTCTAGTGCTCATAATCTTCTTGTCAATCAATTTGCTTTAAGAGCAAATCTTGAAAAGATTGATATGGATTATATGAGAGAAAGTGATTTCACTCTTACTCAATGGAGAAATCGTATTGCTTCTAGGATAGGTGATAAAACTAGAATTGAAAATGTAACAGTTCCTATCATAATGCCACAGGTTGAAAATGCATTATCTTATATGCAAAATGTATTCCTTACTGGTTATCCTATTTTCGGTGTTGTTAGCGATCCCGCTAGTTCTGATGCTGCGCTACAGCTTGAAACTGTAATTGCAGAAAATGCAGTAACTGCTGGATGGAAACGACAACTTACAATGTTTTTTAGAGATGGATTAAAATATAATCTTCATGGAATTGAATGTGAATGGTTGAATAAAAAAGTATGGACCATGCAAGATGATTTAACTTCACCAAATGGAGGTAAACCAAAACAAACATTATGGAATGGCAATTGGCTCAAGAGAATGGATTTATATAATACATTTTTTGATCCAAGAGTTCATCCTAGTGAAATTCATTCAGAAGGAGAGTTTGCTGGATATATTGAAATTATGTCCAGAACTAGAATGAAGAAATATATGAATGATCTTTATGGTCAAATTGATCCTGTTAGAATTACCGCAGCTTTGGAAAGTCTTCCAGGCAATGATATGACTTCATCTAGTGGTGCACCATTTTCATATTATACTCCATTGATTAATCCATTTCCTATTCAAGAACGTAGAAATGGACAAGGTATGGATTGGCTTGCTTGGGCACAAGCTGTTCCTATGGGTAAACTTGGAGTTAAATATAGTAATATTTATGAAGTAATGAAGCTTTATGCTCGCATTATACCAAAAGATTTTGGAATTAAAGTGCCCGCAGAAAATACTCCGCAAGTATGGAAATTTGTTATTATCAATGGTAAAGTAGTTCTGTATGCAGAACGATGCTCTAATATTCACAATTTCATTCCTATTGTATTTGGACAACCTATTGAAGATGGTTTAGACTATCAAACTAAATCATTTGCTCAAAATGTTCAAGATATGCAAGATATTGCATCTGCTATGATGAATGGATATCTTGCTGGACTAAGGAGACTTGTTGGTGATCGAGTGCTTTATGATCCTCTTAGAGTTAAAGAGAAAGATATCAACTCAACCAATCCAGCAGCTAAAATACCTGTGCGTCCTTCTGCATATGGTAAACCAGTTGGAGAAGCAGTGTATCCTTTTCCTTATAGAGGCGAACCTACTGACGCTTTTGTACAGGGAAGTGCAACTATTGTTAACTACTCAAATCTTATTAATGGACAAAATCCAGCTCAGCAAGGACAATTTGTAAAAGGAAATAAAACTAGAGAAGAATATAATGATGTTATGGGCCACAGTAATGGTAGAAACCAAAGCATGGCTCTTATGACAGAATGTCAAGTATTTGTTCCATTGCAGGAAATTATCAAACTTAATGTTCTCCAGTATATGGGTGATACTGTATTATTTAATCGAGATAAAAAACAACTTGTACAAGTGCGCGCACAAGATCTTAGAGCCGCTGCTGCACATTTTAAACTTACTGATGGTGTCGCTCCTGCTGATCTTCAGATGGGTGGAGATGAATTTCAAACTGTTGTGCAAGTTATTGGATCATCTCAGCAGATTGCAGCAGGTTATAATCTTGCACCTATGTTTTCTTATATAATGAAAGAGAAAGGTGTTGATCTTCAACCATTTGAAAAATCACAATTGCAAGTTATGTATGAACAACAACTAGCTGCATGGCAACAAGCTGCTGAAGAAGCTGCTAAAAAGAAAGCAGAATTTTCAACACCTATGCCTCAAATGCCACCAGCCTTACAACAACTTCTTGCACAACAACAATCTAATGGTGGTTATCCTCAATCTCTCAGTTCTACAGCACTTGAAGCAACAACTGGAACGCTGCCTCCAGGAACTTTACCAACAGCTTCACCTCCAGGTAATATTCCTATTTCAGGTAATTCTCAGGGATATGGTAATTCTGTTGGTACATCAAATGGACAGCAACCCTCTAAACCTGTTGCTGGTGGTGGGAGATAATAAATCATGGTTCAAATTCTTCCTACAGTATTTTGTGCATGGGAATTCAATGAAAAAGAAGAACCTGCATTAATATTTACTGATATTCAAATAATGTATCTTCATACAGAACTTGCAAAAATTGCACAGGAAAAACTTGAAGCAGCAGTTGATCCTGGTAAACCTATTGAAGAATATTTGCGAGCTCAAGAATATATGAGAGGTCAAATTGAAATATTAAAATATATCATACAACAAAATGAATTGAGAGTTCAACAATATCTTGTTCCTCTGCAAAACCCTCAACCAAAAGATTAGGAGTTTAAACAATGTCTATTATGAATATTTTTAGAAATATTACAGGTATGCAACCTAACAATCCTGCGGCTGCACCTAGTAATAATATACCTCCTGATCCTAATACAAACAATACTATTCCAAATAATAAAACTCCACAATCTGATGGTAGCAATCCTGCAATACCTAAAGCTGGAGAAGGGGACAAATCCCCCCTTGCTGAATATAGTAAGCTGTGGGAAGCTAAGGAAACTTCACCCAAAAGTTTTGTTCCAGAAATTAATATTGATCCTGCAAAAATTTCTGAGAGCGCAAGTAAAGTAGATTTCACCAAAGCGATCAATCCTGAACTTATCGCAAAAGCAAGTTCTGGGGATATGAACGCAATGATGCAAGTAATTAATCAATCAGCCCAAGCCGCTCTTGCCCAATCAATTGGTGCAACAGCTGAGATTACAAAGCAAGCACTACAGCAGCAAGCAAAAAAATTCAACGAAGAATTTGCTCCTGAAATGCTTCGCAGAAATGCAATCTCACAAAACCTTCAAGACAACAATCCAATCTTTGACAACCCTGCCATCAAACCAGTGTTGAAAAACATTGAAAATCAGATGGCAACAGCTTATCCTCAAGCTTCTCCTCAAGAAGTTACAGCTAAAGCTAAAGAGTATTATATTTCATTAGCTAAGGAAATTATAAACTCCACCGGAGATACTGTAATTTCTAGGTCTGATGCAAATAAAGACTCAAGAGGCTTTAAGAAAACTCCTGAGGAAGATTGGGGAAACTTCTTTGGGGTCACAAATTAAAAACAACTGATTTGCTTGACCCCTAAATGACAATTTAATTTTAACCTATAAGGAAACCTATCATGGCTCTTGCTCGTCCTATGGCTAAGAAAGGAATTGTTCTGGATGATGTTATTTATCCAGGCGATATCCTTGGACTTGGCGAAAGTGTAACTGCTGGTGCTATTGCTACTGTAGGTGCAGGTACACTTACAGCTGCTGCAATTGCAACTGGTATTATCTATCGTACTGGTCCAACTGGTGCGTATACTGATACTACAGATACAGCAGCAAATATTCTTACAGCACTTGCAGGTAATGCTTGGGCTGCCGAAGTTGTTACTGGTACAACTATCAGACTTCTTTATGTCAATAGCGTTGCTTATGCAATGACTTTGGCTTATGGTTCTGGTGTTGTTAAAGGTTCAACAAATACTGTTGTTAACGTTGCAGCATCCAGTGTGAGAGAATATCTTCTCACAATCCTCAACACAAGTCAGGTTTGCACTCTCAATGCAAATATGACAAACGGTTCTCCAACTTTTACTTGGAGCTTGTTGCCTAATCAGCAGGCAGTTCCAATGTTTGGACCCTTGGCTCCATTAATTACTGATGGTGCAACTGTTACCGCACCTTCTGGTTTGGCTGCTGGAACTACTCTTCTTAACCTTAATATGGGTAATGGAGGTAGTCTTGGTGGAACTCTCAGCAATAACTATACTGGAACAACTGGTGTAGTTGCCCTCACATTTGGACCAACAATCCAAATTGATGGTCTCTTTAGCGCAACTCTGTAATCTTTGGGAATAGGAAAGGAAAGTTAAAATGAGCACCGGAATTCTTAATTCCCAGTTGATTACTCAAGACATGGCTCGAAAGAGTTTTGCTGGGATGATCACAAGACTTATGCCAAATGGTCAAGCACCATTGTTTGGTCTAACTTCTATGCTCACTGCTGAAACTGCTTTGCAGCCTGAGCATGGATTTTTTACCAAAACAATGTTGTTTCCTCAGCTAACTGTTTCTGCAGCAGGTCAGCTTAGTACAGATACAACTTTCACTGTTACTAGCACAGCTAATGTTGTGCCGGGTATGATGATGAGAGTTGATAGCACTGGTGAGAATGTTCTTATTCTCTCTGTTCTTTCAACAACTCAGGTTGCAGTTCAAAGAAGTGTTGGTGGTACTGCTCCTGCTGCTGTTCCTGCTAGCGGTAATCTTTGGCAGGTTGGTAGTGCATTTGAAGAATCTTCGCTTCGACCGAATGCACTTGCTATCAATCCTGTTCGTGTTACCAATCTTACACAGATTTTCCGCAATACCTGGGCAATCTCTGATAGCGTTCGCGCAACTCAGATGCTTGTTGGTGATACTAATGTTGCTGAAAATCGTCAAGATTGTGCAGCTTTTCATGCAGCAGATATCGAGAAAGCTATTTTCTGGGGGCAGAAATATAGTGGAACTCGAAATGGACAACCTTTTAGAACAATGGATGGAATTTATAGTATTGTAAGTAACCTTGCGTACTACCCATCTTACTATGCAACTGCCAATGTTACCACCCTTGGCAGCACAACAAACTATACTCAATTTGAAGCTGCATGGGACCCGTTGTTTAATCAGGCAACTGATCCCAAAGTAGCCAATGAAAGAATTATGTTTGTTGGTGGTACTGCAAAGAAAGTGATCAACAACATTGGTCGCCTTAACGGTACCTATTACATGGTTGATGGGCAAACTTCTTGGGGACTTCAGTTCTCAACAATCAAAATTGCTCGTGGTACCTTTAGGTTGATTGAACATCCGTTGTTCAACACTAACTCAAGTTGGAGTAAAATTGCTTTTGGTATCGACCTTAGCAGTTTCAATCTGGCTTATCTTGGTGATCGCAAAACGCAGAATAGAGAGTTTAATCTTTCTGCAGATCAGGAAGCTGCTGATAATGGTATTGATGCGGTTGGTGGAACTCTTACCACAGAGCTTACTTGTCTTATCAAGAACCCTCCAGCTAATGGTATTGCAAGTAACTTTACACAAGCTGCTTCTGGTTAATTTGCAACAGGAGTAAACAATCTGTAAATTGAAGGTTGACAATAAAAAGTTAACCTTCAATTTATTTTTTATCTTATATCAAACCAAAGGAAATCAAAATGTCTGATGTACAATTTGCTACAGCAAATACCGCAGCGCAGTTCAAGCCAACGGCTCCTCTGCCTACAAAACATACTGGTAAAGAGAAATATTATTTTTGTGGCATTCCAAATGTATCTATTCATCGTACAGATGGAAAGAGAATTGGTTTTGTTTTTCAAGTATACAAAACTGATATTGAAGCTGATATTAAATTTCTTGACGCAGAAATTGCTGAGGGACATCCTGATATTCGATATGCAACTGATGAAGAGATTAGAAATTATGAATTTCATAGAGACCCTAGGGGTACTATGAAAAAAGAAGTTGCAGCTGATCTTGAGAAAGAACTTACAGAAACAATTACAAAAAAAATTCTTGGACAGCTAGGAATTTCTGAGGAAGATTTTAAAGATAACAGCTTGGAGAATATTCAAGGAGTAGATGGAAATACAATGCTATCTCAGAAATTAACTGAAATGAAAGATAAAGCAATTCAAGGTGCAGGAGTTAAAATTACACCAACTGGTCCACTTATGGCTGCACAGGCTCCCACACTTAAAGGAATTGTTGGCAGTTCAACAATCGCTGAAGGTGCGAAAACCTCTGGTAAGTAATACAGGAGATATCTTAAAATGACAACCGCAGTTAAAATTTACAATGAAGGTCCTGGTCACGTTGTTTACAAACACAAAGATGCACACAACGGTCATGTGCATTCAGAGTTTGTAGTAGAACCAAATACTACTTCCATTGTTATTCATATCCACAAAGGAACTGTATTGGAGATTGTGGAAGAAGATATTGAAACCAAAGATGAAGAATAATTTGTAATAAAATGAATATCCAGGGCGATTAGAAGTAGGATGTAAATCATGAATACTCTTATGACAAATATAGTAAACATGGTTTATACTGAAACTAATCGCCCTGACTTAGTTAATGAAACTATACAAGCTGTTCAAGAAGCAACTCTTAGTGCACACACAATTGATTATTTTATTCTTGATATTCAAACAGCACAGATTGAATTTTCAACTGCTGATTATGTACAACAGCTTGATACAACTACAATAGAATATTTTCGCAAAATGGAGTTTATGAGAAAAACTGATAGTAATAATTTGTGGCCAACCCCTACAGGTAATCAAGGCTATCCTATGTTTTTACCTCCTAGTGCTGATGCTGTAGGTTCTCCAAATCCTACAACTTGCTGGTGGATTGAAAGAAACAAAGATACAGAAATTTGTGAAATTGATCTTGCTGATATTTTTGATGATTTTTGGATGGAAAAAAGAAATGCTTGGTACCAAGCTGGCACTAATATAGTCATCCGCACCATGTGGCAAATTCAATATATTCTTTGTGCTTATTATATATTTCCTGATATTACTACAACAAATTACACTTCATGGATTGCAACATCTTGGCCATTTGCTATTGTATATAAAGCAGCTGCAAATGTATTTAATAAAATTGGTCAAATAGAAGCTGCTGCAAAATACGGTGATGCTGAAAGTGGTATGGTTGGTGAACAATATGGATTGCTAGTGAAAAATAATATTACAGCAAAAGGATTTTAAATTATGTCATATACTCCAGTTGCAACCAATTATGCTCAACCAGGAGATACAGTTAATATTTCCACTGCGGCCGCAGAGTTTAGAACTCTTAAACAATATATTCAACAAACTCTTGTTCCATTAATTAATGCATCTACTAATGCATCTTCAATTACTACTGGTACTCTTACAAACATTCCTATAGTTTATGGAACTGCAACTGCTATTGGAACAATTTTATTAGATATAGTTCCTACATATACTGGTAATTTTACAGGTACAGGGGAATATATTAGTTCTTATATATACACTACTTTTAATGCAACAACTGCTGCTACTGCGGCTTTTTTAGAAGCTTTGGATGTTATTGCAAATTTAGGAGCTTCTAGTAATGAAAATTTAACTAACAGTGTAGCTGGTTTAGTCGGTGCAAAAATAGCTACCAATATTGTAGCTGGTGCAACAGGTACAATTAGTAATGATGTTGTTTTAAGATTATTTGCTTATAATCAATCTGCTGCTATAGTTACTAATGTTAAAGTATTAAGTGTTGAGCAGACACAAAATTCCAGTACAGGTAGTGTAGTAAATAATATTGGTGCACTGCTTAATGTTGGTACTGTTGGAACAACATTTAATACAGATTTGTTTCTTGGAAATAGTGCATATGGTGCTGGTAACTTTGCATTATATAGTTCTAATCCTGCACTTTCCTATCTATCTGGCGCATTGCAAATTGCAGGATACTTTCAATTTTCTGGGGCTCATATTGATGCTGGTGTTGCTTATTATAATGAAAATTCAGGATTTAGTGTAACCCTTGGTAATAATTGGCATAATATATTTGATGCTGCTGGAGCACTTGCTACTGGAACCATTATTATGCCAGCCTCTCCAACTAATGGACAACTTTGTAAATTAGTATTTGGTCAAAATATTACAACTCTTACAATTAATGGTAATGGTAATAATGTAGCTGATGCTCCAACTTCTGCTTCTGCTGGAAATTCTTTTGAATTTATATATCATTCAGCAAATACTTCTTGGTATAGAGCGCAATAAGAAGGATAATAAGCATATTGATAAGTGTATTGAAAGGATAATTTATTATGCCTAGAGGTAAAGGAGAGCAAGGAGAAATATCTCTTAGAACTAATCTTGGCGCTGCAATATTTCCTTTTGCTTCCGAGCTTTGGGGAAGAACTATTATTGTTAATGGTGTTGATGAAAATTATGATAGATATAATGCAGCAAGCACAGATAAAGATAAAGGAGTTCCTCAAGTATTTTATATGCACAATTGTATGCCTATTCTTTCAGGATTTCAAAGTGTTGGTTATGAACAATTAATTCCTGCACAAACTTCAGCAACTACTTTTGATCAAATATTTACTTTAACTGGAACAGGAGGATATAGTTATTTATTCTCCCCCTGTGGAGTAACTCCTGCTATTTATGACTCCAAACAAATGGAGTGGTTTAATCCTACAGTATCTCCAGCACTTCCAACTTCATATGTTCCAGCAGTTTCTGTAGCCACAGTTAATGGACAAAGTTATATTTATTACAGCGGTATTGGTTGTTATGAATACGTTCCTGCAACTCCAGAACTTTTAGGAGTAACTTTAACTTCTTTAACTCCTGCAAATATTTTAGGTATTTCAGCTGCAAGTGGTTATATGCTTGCATATACAAGTACAGGAGTATATTGGAGCAGTACAACTACACCAACAGATTTTACTCCTTCAGTACAAACTGGTGCAGGTGGAGGAAATATTCAACAAATTAAAGGACAAATTGTAGCTGTATATCCTATAAGTGGTGGATTTCTTATATATTGTACTCAAAATATTGTGGCCGCTGCTTATACGGGAAATATTCAATTTCCATTTACATTTACTGAAGTACCAGGGTCTGCAGGAATTAATTTTGGTTATCAAACATCTTGGAGAAGTAATACATCACCACACTATGCTTTTACTTCTGCTGGCCTTATGGAAATTAATCTTAATGCCTGCGCACTTACAAATGAAGAAATTGCAGATTTTATTTCATCTTGTATATTTGAAGATTTTGATCCTAACACTTTAACCTTTACAAGTCAGATTTTAACTCAACAAGTTTATACTAAACTTAATTATATCTCTGAAAGATATCTTGTAGTTTCTTATGGAGTTAGCCAAGGTAATTATACTCATGCTATAGTTTATGATAATTTTCTTGGAAGATATGGAAAACTTAAAATAAATCATGTAGATTGTTTTGATTATGTATCTCCATCAATTCAAGGCACTTATGAATATGAATCTTTTGTAAATATTCCATATAATGCTATGACAGGTTCTTATGGAGCATATGCTGGCAATCCTACAAATGTAAGCACTAATTTTGTATATAAAAAGACTTTTGCATTTTTACAATCCAGTGGCGCGGTATATAATGTAAATTTTGATATCAATTCCTATGATAATCTTTTAGGAAACAATAGTGTATTTGTTCTTGGCAAGTATCAATATATTAGAGAAAATTTTATAACACATCAGAAAACAGAAGTTGAAACAATATATAATGGTGCAACCTTTGAAACTTATCTTCTTCAATCTTTAAATGGTAAAGATATCAGTGCCACAACTGAAATGACTTTAGCTTCTCAAGGAAATAAAGTTGTTAATTATGCTTTAAGACAAACTGGTAAAAATGTATCTTTGATGTTCATAGGTTCCTTTAATCTTACATCTGTAATTACATATTTTACTATAGCAGGAAAGAGATAGATAATATGTCTGTATCTCCTCTTAGTCTTTCATATTCTAGTGGTGTAAATTTTTATATTCCAACTACACCTCCAGCAAATACTCCCCCTGAGTTGCTTCCTGCATTTACTCAGCTTTATAATACTATGCAAATTATGATTAATTCATTAATACTTAATGCTGGTATATCTTCTCAACCACTGCAAAATTGGAGTTCATATCAAGGTAATCCAATTACATGTAGAGCAAGCAATGTTCAAAGAATATATATACCTGTTACAGAAAATTGTGCAGAGGGTGCTCCAGTATATTTATCTTACAGTGGAGGTGAGTTAGTTGCAACTTTAGCATCTGCTTCTTCTTATAGTACCGGTGCAGATGGTTTTTGTAATACAGTTGGTGGATCATTAGCAGGGCAAATTGCAGAAATTATTTTAGGTAATGGTGTTACAACTTCATATGGAACTGGTGCAGCTTTCACTCCAGGTTCAAGATATTGGCTTGGAACAACTCCTGGAAGTTATTCAACAAGTCCTCCAACAGGTAGTGGAGTATTACAACAATATCTTGGATTTGCATTTAATTCCAGTCAACTTTATTTTACTACTGCTGATTTACAAAATTCTATTCCAAATCAAACATCAGGAACTAGAGCATCGGCCCCTGCACTTAATTCTACTTCTGCTGCTTCAGGTTATTCTTTAGGATATTCTTATCAGTACACTGATCCACAATCTGGTGGTTATATAGGTCAAGTAGTTTGTTATGTTGCAAGTGCTGGTGCAAATCAATGGAAAACTTATGGACCTATAAGTGCTTAATTTTAAAAAATTGTAAAGGATTGTATATATTATGACTGACAATAATACATCATATACACCAGATACTCCAGATGCTCAAGATGTAAAAGGTAATATTGAAGTTCCATATCGAAGAGAAAGTGATAGAAGACTTATAATTCTTGAAAGAGAATTTAGAGCACACAGAGATGATACTAATGAGAAGTTAGAAAAAATAATTGAATTTTTTGATGACATTTCACATGGAATAAAATTTTTTTTATTTGTTAATAAAATATTAAAATGGGTATCTTCTTTTTTGGTGGCAATAATTGTTATATGGGCTGCAGGAAAAGCTATTATAACGGGTAAACCACCTAATCTTACTAACTTTTTTAATTAATATTTCTACACTAATGGAGGTTGACAATGTCAGGTCTTAATGGAGTTGGTTCACTTTTTAGTGGAGCAGGCTCTCTTATTACTGATCTTTTTGGAGCTAATAATAGTGAAGAGTCTAGCGGCACGGCTAGTGCTACTGGAACAAGCACAAGTTATTCTTCTCAGATTTCAGCCAATAGTAGTGCTCAAGCAAACATAAGTCAACTTATATCTTCTGTTATTCAAACTGTAACTGGAAGTTCTTCTAGTCAAAATATTTCACAAGGTGGTACAACTAGTAATACTAACAGTTCTTCTCAAACTGTTAATAGTGCAAATCCTGATGTTATTGCAACTGATCTTTCTCTTGCTCAAGGAGAGATTGCAAATGCTAATGGCACAGGAACTATTAATACTAACAATCTTGTAAACAATATTTTCACTCAAGCACTCAATGCTTTTGCTCCAGTTCTTGGTCAAGCTACTCAATCTGGAGTTTATAACTCTGCTTCAGTTGCATCGCAAGCTACAAATGCTGAAGCTCTTGCAACTGGTCAAGCTGCATCAGCAGTGTTAGGATTTGATACAACAGAACAACAACAAGCTGGTGGTATTCTTGGACAGCTTTTAACTGCTACTTCTTCAAGTAAAACTAATTCTGGAAGTTCAACTGATACAAGCAATTATCAAGAAACTACAGACAATTCTCAAAATAGCCAAACTACTAGTACTTTAACTAATCAACTTACCGATGCATTGCAAAGTATGTTTTCAGGTAGTAGAACTGATAATTACACTAATACTACTCAAACACAACAGCAACAGCAACAAACTCAATCTAGTGGCAATTCTGGTGGTGCAAGTATTGTGTGCACAGAACTTATGAAGCAAGGTAAACTTTCCAAAGCTGATTGGAAAATTAGCATGCGGCATTTTATGAAATATCGAGAGGATGGAAGAGATGCTTACTATCTTTGGGCTACTCCGCTGGTTAAAGAACTTAGGTCGAGACCTAATAGTATCTTTAGTTCTATCATTTGTTGGATTTTTAATCGCCGTGCCAATTATATTGCCGGTAGGAATTGTACTAGCGGTTATATCATTGCTTGGTTAATGTGGCTGCTTTGTGCAGCTATTGTGTATGTTAGAAAACTTAATAAATTTCTATCCTGCATTTTTTCCTGGAGGATTGCATAATGAGCAATCTTGGAATCAACTCTGCAACAACTGCTGGATTGATAAACAGTATTGTTGGAGGTGCCGATGGTCCAGCAGTTACAAGCGCACCATTACCAACACCTCCTAATTCTCTTGTTGCAGCAGTTGCTCAAGGTAAAGATATTGAAACTCCTGATGAAGGAAGTAAAACAAATAGTACAGCTGTAGCAGCCAATGGTGGAACTGCACCTAGTAATGTTATGGTTGACATTGCTAATGCAGCAGGTTCAGCATTAAAAGATTTTCAAGCTGCTACTGGAGTTACTGCAACAACTCTTAAAAATTTTACAGATGCAGGTGTTGCAATTGGTAAAAGTATATCTGATAAACTTCTTGGAGTTGGTCAAGCACAAGCTACAATTCAAGCTGCAACAAGTGCAAATACACAGAAAACTCAAGCTGATATTAATGCTATTGCAGCTAGAAATCAAATTCAAGAAGGTGGTGCAAATGGATTAACTGTTGCACTTTCAGCTGATAATGCTACCCAAGGAAAAGAATATAAACAACTTCAAGATGAAATTGTTGCAAGACAGCATGTTAATTTTTTTGATAATCCTATAGAATATCTTTACAATCAAGCATATAAAATACCTAATCTTCAAAGAGTTGCAGATGCAGATTATACTTCTATTATGGGACAACAGAATATATTGCAGAAAGTTGCTGAAAGCACAAGTGCTTTAGGAACTCAAGCAGCATTAGAGGATCAACAAGAAACTGCTGCTGCGGCTGCTGCAAAACAAAGAGAAGTGCTTCTTAAAGCTGGTGCCGATGCTGATCAAGCAATGCAAGAAAGTCTTAAACTTGGCATGCAAGGAGTTTCTGCACAACAAGCAATTAATATGGATCAATTCTCTGCAGCTACAGAATATAGTAGAACTTTAGCTGATGCGGCCAATCTTAGAATTCAAGCATGGCGTGCTAGTATTGATAGTCAATTTCAAGGACAATTTTATCAAGATAGAAGCGCTCAAATTCAACAAGCACTCAAAGATACTCAACAGGGAGATGCTATGGTGAAAGGTGTAGCACAATCATTAGGTTTGCCACAAAATGTTATTAATGGTCTTACCATGTCCAATCTTCCAAAAATTCTTTCTGGTAATCCTGCTTTGAAAAGAATTTGGGATACTGCACTATCAACTCCAGATAGTGCTTTTGGAGGCTCTTATGGACAAATTAAACAAGATTTAAATAGTGCAGTTGGTATGGTCAATCTTCCTACAAATGCTAAAATTCTTATGCAGAATGTAGAAAGCAAGCTTGCATCTTTGCGGCCAACAAGATATACAACTGCAACTCCTCAACAAAAAGCTCAATTTGATGATGATGCTATAAACACAATTGAACAAAGAGAAGGAAGTAATATTCCTGATACTGGTAGTATTTACTCTCTTGCACCATTAGCATCTCAAGTTACAAAAACATATGTAAAAAATAATCCTGTTATGCAGTCTCTTGTACCCCTCGCTCAGGCAAATAACCAGCTTCCAACTTCTGCTCAGCAAGTATTAGATAGTGCAACTAGACTTGTTGCTCAAGGTAAACTTGATGCAAAGAAAGCAGCTGCCTATGTAAGTTCTTTTTATCAAGGAGCTACAAGTGATAGAAATGCAGCTAATCCTTATGGCAGACTTGGCATTATAACTCCTGAAGGATATCATACATCAGTAACTATTCGTGGACCTTCAAGTGGTAGAGTACACTTTGGAGATACAGCTAAAATTGTAGATATGAGTAATCCATCAGAGGTTTATAATGCTCTTATGCAAAGTAATCTTGCATATAGAGCAGCACAAGCTGCTTCTGGCAATTAAAGAAAGTTATTTCAAATGCCGCTACAAGATCCAGATATTCAAACAAATGTACAACTTCCCGCAGATGCAAATGGACAGGAACAAAGTACAACATTAACTGTTCCTGGTGCAACTTCTCAAGCTGCTGTAGGTTTGGATAATACTCAGCTTGAACAAGGCACCTCTGGTTCTATTATGAATACAATTGATAACATTGTTACAAAAGGTGTACCTCTTACAGCACTTAGTGTTGTTAATTCTTTTTATAATACTGGAGTTGAATTAGATAATTGGCTTGGAGGTAGCAGTCAAAAACTATCAGTAGCAGATGAAGTATCTGATCCTGATATTCTTGATTATTATAATCAACATTCACAGGGAATTGAAGCTGCTGGATTAATTGCTGGATCACTTATTCCAGGTACTGCGGCCATTAAAGCTGTAAGATTGATGCGCGCAGGAGAAGTTAGTTCAGCGCTTGCAGATTCTACAGGATTATTGCGTCCTGAAGCTACAGCTAAAGTTATTCAACAAGGATTAGATGATATTAATGCTGGCAGTGATGGAGTATTTGGTGGACTACAAGCTAGTAAGTATCAAGCAATTGCACAAGGATTTGGTGATCAAGCATTAGAAGGATTAGCATTTCAAACTGCAACCTATGCAACTATGCATGCATCTCCTTTGCTTGATCAACAATCTTATGGAGATGTTGCAGATAATATGTTCTTTGGTACACTTCTTGCTGGAGGTGTAGGAGGACTACTGGAAGGAATTGGAACCAATGCAGTGTTTAATAAAGCACTTGCAGCTGCTTCGGTTAAGAGTAAATCTTATGAAGTTCTCAATCAACTTGGAAATCTCAACGTAGAAACTGGAGATAAAATATCCACTCTTCTTGATAGTCTTGATACTGTTAATTCTGTTGGACCAGTTCCTAGCGGATTATCTTCTATTCAGCGAGGATTAGCAAATACTCAAGCTGATCTGCAAGGAAAGAATTTAAGTAAGCAACTTGCAAATGGTGATGAAGATGTAGGTTCTGCTTTTTGGGGCGCCATTAAAAATTTACATGCTTCCGCCAATGGAGATAGAGGTCAGGTATTTAATAAACTTGCAAGATTAAATAGTATAACTAGACTTGATGGTAGCCCTCAAACTGTTGATGGAACTTCATTTTATGTTAATAACATACTCCAAAATAATAAAAATTATTCTATTGCTAATCCTCCTTCTTTATCTGATTTGGTAACACAGCCTATTCTTGATGATGCAGGTAATATTATACAACCTGCGGCGCCCAATGCTTTTGCAAACTTTTCCCGCCGCTTTATTCTTAATGATCCAACACAACCTCCCAGCATTGCATTTTATAATGATATTCTTCCTAAAGAGATTGATGATCCTCCACTATATAAAAGTGGTGCAGATGCTTGGAAAGATGGACATGATATATTTATTAAAGGTAATCAAATATATGTAAATCCTAAAGCACCTAATATTACAGAAGTTCCTCATGTAGGATTAAATAGAATTCTTTCTCAGAAAGAAGCTAAAGCATTTGCAGCAACTGGACAACTTCCTGCAGATGCAAAACCTCTCATAGGAACTGAACCAACAATTGAACTTCCTTATGGTAAAGCACCTAATGGATTGCCAACTCCGCTTACTCAAGCGAGGCCTCTTGCTAGTATACTTAACACCAAAAATCTCAAAGTTACAGATAGTGCAATACCAGTAGTTGGAGATTTAGGTGCGCCTAGACTCATAGCAAATAAATCAACTCTTCAAGTTGGAGATAAACTTATTTCATACACTGGAGATATCACAAAAGGAACTGCTACTGAAGCTAATGCTCAGTATGTATCTGCAATGCTTGGTAAGAAATATTCTGGAAATAATATTCCAGAATTTGAAGCATTGTATCATGCAGCTAAAGTTAATCCTGAAATTCTCAATGGAACTGAATATGCAGAGGGCGGCTTAGAAGATATTGTTGATGAATTGCATTCTCAAAAAATAGAAACGGCTGATCAACTTATGGAAGACAATCCTAATATGTCTTCAGAAGAAGTTGCTATGAGAATTAATTCTCCTGAAGAATTTCTTCAGAATATGTTTCACAGTACAGAACCTGAAGATTTTACTATTGATCCTGCACAGCATATGAATGTTAATCATGTGAAACTTGCATACAATATTGGTAATACTTCTATACAAGATGGGCAAATCTTGAAAGGATTACAAGATGTTGCATACAGAATTCAAATTGCTGAAGATGCAGCAACAACCCAGCTTACAAGGTTCCTTACTGCTAGTGGCAGTAATATTTCAGCGGATAGTTTTATTTCTTCTAATTCTGCTGCTGACACTGATTTCCGTGGTGCCGGAGCCAGTTTTTTTGGCAGTGCGAATTCAGATTACGGAACTCTTGGTCAGAGTATGCAACGTATTGGACAACTCACGACTAAGCTATCAGGAGATAGACTTGGAAAGATACAATCAACATTAATTCCAATTGCTAATGCACTCAGAAATAATCCTGAAGATGCAGCTAAACTTGGCATGTTTGTTACTATTCGCAGAAGCACAGGTGCTGCATTTAAATTTCTTCCTGACAATATAGCAGCTTCCAGTTTTGGCGCAAAGCTACAACCTGGCGATAGAGTTGCTGTTCTTGCGGATAGTTTATCTCAAGCCAAGGATGGCACAACTGTATGGGATAATACTTATCGTCCTGAAGGATACTCTCTTCAACAAACTCATTTTGTTCTTCCAAAAAATGTTGCAGATTGGGAAGATGCCAATCGGATAATAAACAATGGTAGGGTGCAATTACGTAACGGCTGGTTTCAAGCTCAAGGTTTAAACAAAGAATTTCCTTTAGATACTTTATATGCTCCGCCTGTTGATACATCGAAAGAGAAGTATTTTGCTTATGTAAAACCGAAAACAGATGTAGCAATGAGTGACGGAGAGCCATCGATAATTGTGGCACGCGATGCTGCAAGTCTTGCACAGAAAATCTCCTTGATTGATCATGATCATTACAGTGTATTTACTAAAGCTGATCTTGCTAACTATCATAAGGCTCAGGGAGAATATGACTTTGGTAGAAATTTTTCAAATACTAATAGTAGTAGAATGCTACAAAGAAAAGGTATACTTAATGATTTAATGCCTGAAACTAGGGCAGATACTCTGATAGAACAATATCGTAATTGGCACAGCAATCAAGAGCTTGGTCTTGTAAGAGATCATGTTGAATTAGCTAATGCCCAACTTTTCTCCACTATTAAGGCTATGGGAGAAAAGTTTGCCAATACCAATACAAGTACTGTTGGCCCTCTTAATTTCCTCAAACAAAGCACTGTCAGAAACCCTTACAAGGAATATATCAATACCGCACTCGCGATTGGTAATAAGGAAAATTATACCCCTTGGCAATATGCTCAAGAGAAGCTCACGCAGTTTGGTGATGCGGCGTTCGCTGCCGTACAAAAAGCCAGCGGTGCCGCTAGAAGGAATGTTATACCTTATGAACAAGTAGGGAAGATTGCATCCGAATATGGACTTGGTTCTCCCTATGGAGATGGAGTCAAGGCTATTCAAAACTACTATGAGGTGGCTAATAAGTTGCCTCCTAGTGACATTCTGAGAAAGATCGTAAGCATTGGTAATACCGTGCTTGGTAATGGTATTATTAGGTTTGATGCCTTTCAACAGCTTATCCATGTACTTGCAACTCCAGTTATGTTGAATGCAGAATATCAATCACTTGTGAAAGCTGGTAATCCTATTGCTAACCTTGCAATACCAGGAACTCAAAAACTTATTCCTAATATGATTAAGCTTATAGCTGGAGCAATTGGACATTTCTTTGATGGAGATTATGTTAAACAAACTGCTCCATTGTTTCATACTATAGGAGTTGATAATGAAATTATTGCGCAAAGAAATGCTGTGCTCAACCAGTTATCCTTGCCTTATGGGAGTAAAATTTCAAAGATTACAGATTGGGCAGGTCATGCGCTCGACAAAATTCCTGTTCTTGGAACCAATTGGACACAAAAATTTATTCACTTTATCGTCGCAGATGTTGGAAAACAAATTTTTGAAGCTGCTGGACAATCAGGAAAGGAACTTGAAGCAAACTTAATGACTTTTGCAAATCGAGTGCAGGGTAATTATGTTGCTTCTCAGAGACCAATAGCATTTCAAGGACCACTAGGTTCTGCTATTTCTCTGTTTCAGACTTACCAATTTAATCTTGCACAGCAATTATTTAGATATATTGGAGATGGAGATGTTAAAGCTATAGCTACTGCTGCGGTATTACAAAATTCTATTTTTGGACTGCAAAGCATTCCAGGATTTCAACTTATCAATAATCACATTATTGGTAATGCTGCTGGTAATGTATCTCATACTGATCTTTATGATACCGCTAATAACTTTTTTGGTCATCAGCTTGCTAATTGGATATTGTATGGTGGCTTAAGTAATGTTACTAACTTCGGTCTGTATCAGCGTGGTGATCTTAATCCCAGGCAAGCAACAGTTCTTCCATTAAATCCTATGCAGTTTCCTGCAATTAGTGGAGCAGTGAAATTTGCTTCAGCTATTTATGATACTGCAAGTAAGATAGAACAAGGTGGTTCTATTCCTGCATCTTTACTTCTTGGATTAGAACACAATGGACTATCGCGTCCATTAGCAGGTCTCGCTGAAATGGTTCAAGGTTTTTCAACAACAAGTTCAGGGCAGCTAATCGCAAATCAAAACCCTCTTTCCGGAGATAATTCAGGAGGGTGGTCTGAGCTTCAGCAGGCTGCAAATTTCGGAAGATTGTTAGGAGCGCGGCCTCTAGACGAAGCAATTTCTCTTGATGCAATGTATCGGACATCTGTTTATCAAGCAAAAAATCGAGCATCAATTGAGTCCTTGGGAGAAACTGTTAAGACTACACTTTATGCAAATCAACAACCTAGTCCAGATCAGGTTAATGAGTTTGCTTCTGAATATGCTGCACATGGAGGTGATATAGGTAAGTTTGATAGTATGATGCTTAAATGGGCTAATCAAGCTAATGCAAGTGTTGCAAATAAAGTTTTTAATAACTTAAATAATCCTATTGCACAAAATGCTCAAGTTCAAATGGGAGGAAGATTACCAGATTTTGTTGATAGTTATGCACCTCCTCCAGCATCTACTGAACCTCAGCAACAGCCACAAGATCAAACTGGAGGAGTTCAAGATCCAGGATATTAGTTATGTGGCAATACTGACAATATATATATATATGTAATATCTACTTATCGATATCTACTCCTTTTTTCCTATCAGAGATTGCCCAACCTAATTGCATAGCTGGTGAACCAAGTTCACAAGTTCTATGCTCACAACATTCTCCCCAATTTACACATTTATCACATACTGTATAGGGAGGAAGATCATTCTTCTCTGTTTGCTTATTATATCTTGGATTATTATGTCTCATTGCCTCCTTTCGGATATCATCATCCTTCTCAGGTAAGAGGTGTATTCCATCTTCTGTTTCAATAAGTTGTACAGCTTGTAATTCTGGCATCGCATTAGGTGTAAGAGCCCTATCAGCATTACGATTACGCAAAGCTCTAGCCAGCATAGAAAATAAATCATCTGGATCATAATCTCCATCAAGAACTATATTAAGTTTAGCTGCTATAGTACCTATAGCTTCTTCGAAAGATACAGCTTTAGCAGCCTCAAAAACTATATCTTTATGGTGTGCCAGCTCTTCTCTAAGTTTGATAAGACTCTCAGGAACAAATTGTAGAGAGTTCATATCAAACTTAGGAATTTTAAATTCTGTAGATTTCATGCAACATCTTCCTCATTTCTATCTCGGGCTCTACGTTCTGTTCTGTGAAACATTCTTCTATCCTGACATTCTTCTCCTCTTATTGCATTGCATACATAACAGCTTCCATCTGCCGCAGATATGTTAGTAAGACAGCGGCGCTTCAAGCCTATTTTAACTCTTCTATCATGCAGTTCTCTTCGATCTTGCTCTGCATCCCCCGATGACATAGCTACACCAAGCCTTTCTCTTGAGCATAATCTGAATCAATGTGAATAATAAAGTGCTCACCTTTTTCTAACATTTGATAGCTTACATTATAAGCTATTTGAGATTTAGGTATCCAGATATCATCATCAAAGCCATCCAGAGTTTCAATCTTAACTGCTTTAGCAGTTTGAAATTTATATATAACTTCTAAAGCAATAAGATTGTTTCTGCCACTGATTATGCTTCCACTCATGCTATGATCCTCCAATCTTTAGCTTCACGATCATCTTGTCTTGATACCCAAATACTGCTTTTTTCTTTATGAAAAGATATTCTGATTTCCTCAGGATATTTATCTCCTTTAGGCAACCATATATACATTCCTGGTCGTTTCCACCCAAGTCTGGTTAGTTTATTTCCCATCTGAATTTGAACCATAGCTTCATTGAAGTCTATGTTGTCAGATTTAAATACTGGAGATATTGCATTCATTCCAACATTCCTTTCTCTTCTTCAGTCAAAAGTGACCAATCAATAAATTTAGGATCTTTTTTAACTTCTTTTCTTGCAATCCAACCTTTACCTGGAACATTTATAGCTTTGTGAGAAAGAGCAAGAGATGCTAATATTTCTGCTAGTTGTGTTGGTTTTTCAACATCTCTCGATACATGTTTAAATAATTCCTGAAAACCCATAGGTTCATATGCAGTTGAAAGAACTTCAATAATGGTGTGCATAATAGAACTATTCTTACTCTTGCCATATTCTCCGAGAGCTTTTGGCATCATTTTTTCAACAGCACTTAAAGTTGTATTAGCCATAAAAACAACATCATCAGTGATGATGGTAGAATTATTTGCAACAGCAATGATGATACAGAGTTTAAGAAGCTGGGTAAATCTTCTTCCTGAGTAAGTTTTAAATCTAACATCATCTATGTCCTCTTGATTTTTGTAGATTTCATCAAGAATACTGTAGGCTTGATCGGTGTAAGTTATAGTTTTGCCGGCGCCAAAATCCTTATATATTTTTTCTAGCCGGGCAACCAAAATTGCTGTAAGCTCTCCATCCGGTACTGGTGGAATAGTATACTTTCTTCCGCTTCTTTCTCCGTGTATTAAAAGCATCCGGGAAAGAAAGCCAGTACCTAGTAACTGGGGAGGAAAAGTTCGTGTGAACAATTCCGGTGTAATGCCTCCCAAAATTGAAATCGTTGGTTGCCATATCTTTACACTCCTGCTATTTTTGACTTTACTTTCATATGGTGAAGTTTCATCATCCCAATCCCACATCTTGCCGAGCGTGGTATAAAATTCATCATTACCTGGAGTAGTGAAATCACTAAATTCATCATTTATAATCCAAACTTCTTTTGGTACTCTATCTTCAATATCTCCAAATAAATCTGTTTCAGTAAAAGATTTCTTACCATACTTTTCTTTTTGCCACGGTTCTTCTTCAGGTAAGCCTTCAAGGTCAAGAAGGAATTTTTCTTTCGTAGTCTTATCCGGTCCAAAGTGTTCGTATTGTGTCTGACTGACAAGTTTTCGTATATTTTTAATAGCATGTGATTTCCTTGTAGCAGGTTCACCTATAATCATAATATACATATTAGGAAATATTCTGTCTCCACCAAAAGGAAAAAATAGCTTTCTACCTATTAAAGTTCCTATTGCTGAAATTATACACCAACGATGATAAATATAAGGACTTTCAGTTTCTTTTTTATAATTCAGATATAATGAAATTAAATCCTTTTCCACTAATAGTTTCCTTATAATTAATTTTTAAGAGCTTTAATATCACTCCATCTGGAAGCTCCTCCTTTAAGTGCAGCTGGTACAAGCAATTCTCTAGTAATGTTGAAGGAGTCTTTAACTTTAACTTTAAATTCCATAAGCTCTTTAACTTGCCAAGCAAGGTGCTCATATCCAATTCTGTATTGGAATAAAATACTATCGTGTATTTGAGCGCAGAATTTAAAGTTAGCTGAATTTGGTAGCCATACATTGTAAAATACTTTCAAAAAAGCTTTATTAAGAGTTCCGGCATTAAGATTTTGTGGTGGGTGCGCCGCATAAGCATTCATCGCTTGTTTACTTTTACTTGGATCACCAAAACAATATCTTGTCCAGCCAAATGCAGATACTAATTTTCTTGATGTTTCAATTTGAGTTTTAATGTTCTCATAATTTGCACCTCGAACAACAGGATATGCTTTGTCATAACAATCTAAAAGATATTGTGCAACTTCTTTGAGAGTGTAATGCTCAGGAAGTTTAAGCAATATTTTTGCCCGAACTATATTATCATTTCCCATAGTATCTAAAAGAGTGGCCGCCGTCATATTGTATTGAGTACCATATGTAACTCTTTTTGAAAGATTAATAATAACTTTATTCAACCTCTGATGAACCCACTTTCCTGTTCTTTCGTCATAGGTACTAGAGACAAGGTTATCGTAAGGAATTCCGAAGAAGTTAGAGCTATTAGTTCCATGGAAATCTTTTGTAATATCATCAATCGCGCTGATAAGTCTGGTATCTCCGCTAAGATAAGCTGTATCCCTAGCCTCGGCCTGTTCGTAATCGCACTCTCCAAAGTGAAAACCTTCATCGGCAATAAATGCGGATTTAACTGCAATGTCTTTATCAGTCTCAGGATCTCTAGGTATATTTTGGATTTGTAGGCCGCACCAGAATGCACTTTCTCTAGAGGCCAATCTACCTGTATCAGTCCCATGGGGATTAAGGGTATAAAATACTCTGCCATTCCAACTAACTCCGGTTTTAAAGTATGAACTAAGCAACTTCTTTTCTTCTCTATAGGTTACAATATCTCCAACAATTTTTTTATTAAGCGGATGTCTTGCCATAACTTTATCAGCATGTTTGGTATCAGTTTTCTTGATATCTGATGAACCTAATATCTGAAATAGTTTTTGAACTTGTTGCCAACTGCCAGGATTGAAAACTTTATTCCCAACCATTGTACGGATAGATACCAATCTATTGCATAGCTGCATTTCAACTTGTTCAGATAAATTCTTGGCAACAACTTCATCATACTTAATCCCTGTTGCTTCTGCAAGGATACACGGATTGACAAGCGGGAATTCCAATAAATAGTTTTGCTTAGCATAATCTGGTATTTCCTGAAGAAGTGCCATTATACAGAGTGCAGTATTAAAACAATCACGAGCGTTGTATTTATAATATTCCATAATATCAAATGTTTTTTTATCATCTTTCCAGTATTGGCAAGATCGAAGACAGAAAGCTGTGATAAACCCAAGGTCTTTAGGTAATTCGCTATACCAACAATGAAATAAATTAATAGTATCGAGACAATAGTTAATAACAGGTTGATTATAACGGATAAAATAAGCATTATCATACTTGCCATTTTGAAATGCCTTGGGAGTTTTCAGAGATAAAATAACACCAGCAACAGCAATGTTATAAGGATCATCGTAAGGTATAACAACTGTAAAGAGTTGGTAGCTATTGCCTGAAAACAACACAGCAGTAAAACCAGCGCAGGTAATAACAGGACACTGATTTGGATCAAAGTCATTTTTTCCATATTTATCATTATCCTTCAAGGTTACAGTTTCAATATCAACAGCAATAAAAGCTGCTTGTTCCATTATGGAGATAACATCATCTGTTATGGCCGCAGAAAAAAGTGTCCATGTAAACTCTGGTTGAGGCAACCATTCATTTGGAAGAGTAAATTTTTTAAGCATCCTAGTGTAATAAAATTTCATCCAAGGAGTTGTAACTAATCTTTCAACAGAAAAAAGAATAAGAAATTCTACACCCATGCGCTTAATAATGGAACCAGCATAATCATCAATACTGTTATTAGTTGTGCCATTATTAAGAAGAAGATCAAGAACTTTGGAGGAAGTTGTAATCACAGATGTTGTATTATATTCTTTGCATTTAATAATAATTTCAGTAAGAGCAATAACACTGCCAACATTTACACGAATATTACAACGATTTTGAATAATTGGTTTAAGTAATGGAAGATAAGGAGCATCATCTGAAGTGGCTTGAAAAAATATTGTTTTCATATATTAACTTTCTATGCAGAAAACTTTTAAAAGATTTACAAAATTAAATGAGGGTTTTGCGTAGGATAACCCACAACCTTGTTGTTAACTACTTATATAAATAGTTATACTGGAGAGATAGCTTTGATCCGCTGATAAACCTTATCAGCATTTTCCTTCTTTCCATTCACTCTTTCAAGAACAACCATGTACTTCTTTCCAACACTCATTTCTCGAATGCTGCGAATGTTGGTTGTTCCAAAAGCTTTTCCAAGTGGTTTCATGAACTCTTTGAAGTTGCCGGCTCCAAATTCATTATCCACCATAAAAGCTACACTTGCAATATCTCCAACTTTTGGAAGTTCTTCATCATCTGCAATTTTACCTGTGACCTCCAAAATTTCTTCCAGTTTCATTGCAAACTCATATGCAGGATGTTCAGCAATATCCTTTGCTTCAATTCCTGCTTCTGAAAGAACAACATAAGCACCATTTGGAAAGGTGCTAAATTTTGGAAGATCAGGAAGATCACCTAAATCCTGATCATCGGAGACAGGTACAAAATTGGAATTTTTTTCAACCATTGTAGAACTCTTTCATGTTGGAAGTTGATTACAGGGAAGGTGGAATTATGGAAAGTTATAGAGATTTCCAACTCTTATTGAGGCAAGTAGATAGAACTATTGTGGAGTTGCAGGAGCAACTGAATTACCATTAGCAGTTTTTAAATCTGCTGCAAACTTTTCTTTAGCTTCCTGCATTTTTTTCATTCTATCTGCTGCCCAATCTGCTTTAATCTTTCTGGCGGCTCCAATAACAGGAGCAATCTTGTCCCAGCTTTCTTGATTAAGTTTGCCATGTACAAGATGAAGTTCTAGCATTCTAAGACCTATAAGTTCATTTTCTGCATGTTGCACATTGGCATGTAGAATTTCTATCATTTCATTGAGTTGTGCAGACAAGGAGGCCATGACATTTTTAATCATGTTCTCCATGCCATTGTTCTGCTGCACAGCAAGTCCATGCATTTGTGATTGACAGAAATTGAAAAATTCTTCAGGAGGAATGTGAGATAAGGAAATTTCAGTTGCTTGTTTTGGAAGAAAAGATATTCCATCTGCTGTTTCTTTAGCAGTGGGATCATAAGGGCGACCATCAATCATTGCATTTACCTCTTTCTGGTTTATCATGAGATTGAACCTTATTGGTTACTATTTCTTGCCTTGGTTTTTAAGTGCTGCTAATCTTGCTAAAGCTGAGGCTCTAACATCATTAGCAGGAACAAAAGCTCCATCTGATACTACAATAGGGGCTGGAGAGTTTACTGTTGGAAGTATTTCACTGTTAGATACACTGTTATTGCTATCAGAACTGCTGCCAACATTCCTATCTGCATTTGCAGACTGTTCTGGCTTTTCTGAAGTGTTTCTATCATCCAGTATAAATGATCCATTTGACTTTCCAATTTCTGTTGTTTCAACACCAATCTCTGAGTTTGAGATAGTTTCTTCTGCTTTTGAGGATACAATTGTTGATCCATCAATGGAACTTCTTGATGAAGTTGTTGTCTTGTCAAGTATTCTGTCTGCTGTTGACTTTCCATAATGATCTGAACCTCCTGTTTTTAGAATTTTTCCTTGGAAAATTGGTAAAAGAGAAAGTTTACCTTTACTCTTTTCAATTTCAAAATCAGTTCTAGACCCTACAACTGCATAAGGTTTAGAAGTGCTGCCACTATAAAATTGATGAGCTTGCTTATCAACTTCACAGTAAATGACATGATCAAAGTATTGACCAATTCCTATTGAAAAATTCTTGGTGCCAAGATCAGGAGAAATTTTCTTTCTTTTATCATCATCTTCAGCTTCAATAAGCTGAGTTATAACAATTACATGATACTTAGCATACTGAATACGATATAGAAATTCATCAAGAAGCACACCTTGATTTTTCCAATCATGGAAAGTTTCACTATATTCTGGATCATTGTGCTTCTTTGGACCAAGAACTTTCTTACGTGCAGAAAAAGCTAACCTTGTTCCATGGTCAAAAACAACAATATCCTTGGGACCCAAAGCATTGAAATTTACAACTGTGAAAGGTCTGGAAGCCTTTACACAATTCATGCATACAACAACTCCATGATCATCACATACTTTATATTCTGTTCCTCTCACAATCTTGGAACAGGTATCAATACAATGTGAAGTTTCATTATCCTCTATGATGTTGATAATATCAAATCTTTCTTCTTTCAGAGAAGGATCAAGTGGAAGTTTATCAATGATAGGATTAATCCCATTATCCATTGATACCCAATGCATCCTATATCCATGCATTGCAAGTTCAGCACATAAAGTGCTTTTGCCTGATTTTGTAATTCCATATACACAAACATGTTGTGGTGTGTATACTTGTTCATGCAGTTCTGGAGCTTGATATTTAGCCATGGTAAGGGTTATCCCATCTTTTCAAGTTGTGCTTGGATGATTTCATCCAGTGTGAATTTAAAAGTATACTGACTAAGATCATCTTGTTTAATTTCAACCATTGGACCACCAGTGAGATATTCTGTATTCATCTCACAGAGATTGAAATATTCACAAGGACGAAAGAAATCATAACAGCTTTCACCATTCATTGGAAAGTATTCTTCTTCTACATATTCTGCAATATGTTTAATATCCAGGAGAATGCTTTTAATCCATAAAGCTCTTTGAGTATGAGATTTTTTAAATGAGAATATTTCCCATTCCATGGATGCAGTTTGGTATATAACAGTTTTAACTTCAAATGCATCTTCTTGCTGTCTGCCAAGAAGTCTAGCAACACTATCAAGAATGAGAGAATAACCTAAAGTTTGTCCACTGTTTTTGTATTGTGCTTCGTGGGCAACACTTTTAGAAGTCTTTCCTTCATAGCAAGCAAGTTGACCTGTAATAACATGCTCAAGAAGACTATCAAGCTTACCCCTAACAGTAAATCCATCGCCGCAGTCGATGATAAATCCAAGTTCATTAGCTGGTAATAGTTCTCCAGATACAGGATGAGGAAAATGCACCACACGATAGTTCGCAAGAGGACCATTAGTAATGTCAACAAAACGATCACAAGCAATAAGAGCATGCCAAAATGTCTTCTTTTTTCCTTTTCCTTCATCATCATCCAGATGGTTTTTCCAATTCCAAAACATTTCATAGTAAGCTTTCTCCAGATTACGATGAACTAAATAATTTTGAGTTCCAAATCCTACAAGGTGGCCAAAATCAAAATCAACATTAGTGGATTTGGCCACTTTAAGAAGCTTATATAGTTGAAACTTCCTAGCACAGGAATGTAACAACTTATTGCTACTATGAGAAAGAAGTTTATAATTAGGGTGAATGCTGCCATCAAGATAAGAAGCTGTCGGGCGCTCATTAGCTTCTGACAACTCCTCAAGATCAGCATTATCAGTTATTAACGCTGTACCCATGGTGATACATTCCTTGTTTAAGATGTAAAGCATGTTCAATGGTGATCTTGGAAATTTGCATACAAATTTCAGTAAGTAATTCTTGAGGATTAAAATGATCTGTTGATATTTGCCAACAAAAATGAGAGTGCATATAAGGTTCACGCACACATATAAATACTCTTCCTGGGTGCGCTTTATTTAAATAAACTTCCATGTATTGAACATCATTTTGTTTGGTGCCCTTAAATATATATTCTCTTTCTCCTATACTTGGTAGGAGAACTGTGAAAGTAGAATATAATTCTTTATCATGATCTTGACATGATCGTTTGTGGCAATCACACTCTAATATATGATCAAGCATGGTTATTATATTTCTCTCTTAGAGTGAAGATTACATCAAGTCTTCAAGGGAAGTAAATTTAGGTTTCTTGCCGCCTGATGCTTTGACTTTTTCTTCCACAAGAATGATGCCTTTTTTCTTACTTAATGCCGCACATATAGTTCCAATTTCTTCATCAGAAAGAAGATGCACAACACTTTCATCTTTAGAAAGCGCAGAATGGATATTATATAACATAACATCATATCCAGGTGCTTGTGTTTGAAGTAACTGCTGGAGTTCAGCAATCTTATGTTTGATAGTATCAAGATTACTAAGAGATGTAGGTATAGTCATACCTGGAACAGGGGTATTCATGGACAGTAAACCTTATCTTAGATTTTGTAAAACTGTTAAACTGTTAAACTGTTAAACTAATACTTTATCCATGACACCTATTTTGGCGACCAATTTAAATACTAATACTTCTCGTTTTTCATCATATACCGCATATAATCTAAACTGATCATCAGAGTTCATGATCTTAAATGCTTCGTCTTCATATTTCTTTTTCCTAATCGCCCTCTTAATTCTTTGCCAATCTTGAGGGCCACAAGCAACTTCACATTTATCTCTTCTTTTGATAGCTTCCCATATTGGCCTATAAACTGGATCATTATGAGACATCAGCTGAAATCCTTTTATCTTTCTCTTCCTCTTCAGTTAAAATACGAACTTTATATGATTTTGTTACTGCTCGTTTTTTAAGTTCAAATATACAATAATACTCTTCCATTCCAGGTAAAGAGTCTTGATATTCTTTCATTGCTTTTACTGAAAAATCTACAGGAATACAGGAAAGCATCATAACTTCATCTTGAGTTATCATACCCATTGTGACCATATTTTTATCAATGGTGGATTTATAAGAAGAGAGTTTGCATCTAAAAGTTTCAGCTTCTCTAGGACTTGAGAATGCAATCTCTAATTTTTGCCCAAGGAATAGATGATTATAGATTTCTTGTACATTCATAATAGGCTGAAACCTTCCCCCGAAGGATATGCTACACTCTTAAAGATTGGCTACATCAAATCTTCTAATGAAACAAACTTTTCCTTGTATTTCTTACTGGATGCAGTTGTGGATGCAACTTCCCTTTGCATACCATTATTGTTATATACTTTATGAGGATTTTCTAAATAGAATTTCCCTTCAACACCACACATGAAATCTGAATATCTCATGGTAAGAATATCATAAGTATAAAGAGGTGTACCATCTATGAGAGATATTGCACCAGTTAAATTCTGAGGCGCCCTACAAATATATCTATTAGGTTCATTATCATAGTAATAGTTGATTTTACAATGCTGACAATTCTTACAAAGCTTTTCAACTGCTTGTTCAATCACTTGTTCAGCCTGGATTGGGGTTTCCATCTTTAAACTCCAATATCTTTCTAGGTTCTAACTTACCATCTTCAGCAAGCTTTATGATTTCATAGAAATTATATCTATCAGCAATGTCTGCTGGTACATGCCATTCAGATATAATTGCCGGTGAGCTACTTTCTTTGGAAACATAACTATCGCTTACAAGTACATAATAATTATCTCCTGCTATTCTACGAGATTGTAGCCGCAGGATTTTATCTATTCCTTTATCAGTTATCATGGCAATGTTTCCAATACTCTGTTAATCCAGCCAGCTAGAAATTTAAGTTTTTCTGGATTTTCTTCACAGAGTTTTATGTAATATTTAATCCATGCTTTGAAAAATGCAGTTTCATCAATTTCAGCAGTTTCTACATTTGGTATACTTTTAAGCATGTCATATGCTGTTCTTGGCCCGCAATTTATTGCACAGGAAAGATATTGTAATTGTAATTCTGGAGAAAGTTTAAGTTCTATAATTTCAGATGGAATTATAGTATTTTGTTTATATATGTGGTATACAATAGTTCTCAAAATAGCAGTTCCAGTTTCAGTAGAAATAAGTTTTTCCATCTCTTGATATGTAAATCTTGCATATGCAGTTTCTGCAAAATTTTTATGTGTTACTCCTGCATATGTCCAACCTCCATCATTATCTCCTGGAATTGATATAAGTTTCCATCCTCCTTCTTGATTGTTTATAATCCAATCAAGATCAGATATAATCTCAAAAGGAATTGAGTTTGATACAATAATCATAGCAATCCTGCTCCTTTCATCCATTCTACATATTCTTCTTGCCAAGGTTCAAAAGGATTGTTATAGCTTTTAACCAATCTATGCTTTTTTGCTAATCTTCCTGCATAGTAAGCATCACTTGGATACCAATGTAATCTATTCATAGGAGTGCTCCATTCAATCTTAGTTGGTTGACCGTATGGAGTTTTATTGAATATAATTATAGCGTTCAATTTTTATATCCCTCCTTTCATAACTATGAAAAACTTTTCCAGTAGATGATCTTAGAATACATTTATGAGTCTTTTCTTCTTTTACAAGATGCGCAAAAGACTCAAGAGCGGAAGCAAAGTCTTCATAGATAAACTTCCTAGGTTCTATCTGTCCATTTCTCCAGGATAATAGAATGAAAGTGGTATGATCATCTTGATAGATTTCAGAAAGAAGGCTCATAGTTATACATCCTTTTCTGCAGAGAAAATATCACAAGCTGCATTGATATCTTCAACAAGGTTGTTGACATCAAATAGAACTGCATCTTCATCTTTATCGAAGAGATATGCAATGAGTGCAATATCTTCATTTGTTTCTGACTCATGATCAGCCATATAAGATATTGCTCTTCGATACAGTTCTTGTTTTTCAAGAAGAATATCAGCTTCACACATTGTAGGATGCTCCAGGAAGTTTTAATATAGGACTTATAAAAATGCCTCTGGAAAGATTTCTCTAACCAGAGGCACAGATATAAATCTTACAGATTACTGCAAGGACTCAAGAGTTACAGCTTCATCAGCTTCCATGTAAGTCTTGGAACGTCCCCATAGATAAGTGAAGATTGGTTCAAAACTTTCCACCATTTCCGCAGTAGCGTTTGCTGCGAAAAGATCAAGTTGTTCAGTAAGCCACTTTACTGTTGGCTTATTAGTCTTAACTGGTGCAAACTTACGCACCAAGAAAGAAGCTTGTTTAGCAACTTTCTCTTCAGTTCTGCCAGTGAGCGGTACCATAACAGCAACATAAGAGCGAGCGAACTCTTCCCAAAGTTCTGGTGTGATAGATGCACCAGCCTTTTCACTGGCAGGAACATTGGCAAGATATTCAAGAGTCAACTTTGAAGTATCAAGAGTTTCCCCTTGTTTCAGCCATTGTTCTTCATCATCAACCTGTTCCCTTGCAGCAGTCTTGATTGCTTCTTGGAGAAGATTGATAACATAATTCCTCTGCTTTTCATCACGAAGTGCATGATGAATTCCTTCCACAGTAGGAATTGGAAGAACCGCAGTAATATTCGGTCTCTTGAGTTTCTGACCAAGATCATCGGTACGAGTACGAAACTTAAATACTTCCTCAACCGGAAAGGTGTGAGGGTGTACATTGTGAGCAACAGCACTTGCAACAGCACTTGCAACACTGTTGCTTTCATTGGTTGTTTCAACAGTTTCGTTTGGCATTAGTTATGTTTCCTTTGTTTGGAGAGTTGTTGTAAAAAGATTGTGAGAAAACTAGGCTTGGCAGGCGAATGCTTCACAAGTGCTAGTTTACACAGTATAGCAAAGGTGCTTGTGGGTGTCAAGCGAAAAATTTCTAGCTAGGTTGTGAGGATAACTTATTTTCTCTTAATGCTTTTAACCTAGCTAGTTTTTGTTGTGGAGTTTCATTCTTAGGAGCGGTTTCTATAAAAATGGATTGAGATGTTTTAACTTTTCTTTCTCCAGTTTCTGTATTTCCTGAGTTAGTTTGTCTATTTGTTGTTTGTTCTCCTTGATCATCATGTCGATCAGATGTATCTGATGTTCCCTGCATTGGGGAACTATCTTCAGAATTTCTTTCTGTTTCTCTTTCATCATATCCTGTTGTCCTTCCGGTGTTGTTATATTTCGCCATAATTTCACGCATCCCTGGAGCTAATGATTTATGCTTTGCAACATGCTCATCTTTATTTTTACCCATAAATGCGCTAATTTTCTCTTGAATAGTGTTGCCACTTATTCTTTGAGAAGTAATACCTTTCCAGAAAGTATCAGCTTCAGCTATGATATGTAAATGTTTTCTTGCTCTTGTTATTCCAGTATATAGAAGTTCTCTGGAATTCATAACTGCATGGGAATGATTGGTTATATAGAATACTTTTTCAAATTCACTACCTTGTGCTTTATGCACAGTAATAACATATCCTCCAAGAAGATTATTAACAGCGGAGGAATTTCTAAGTTCTACATCATCGCTGCCATCATCGGCACCATAAGCATAGCGAATAGTTATTACATGAGAACATGCAGAGGTGCGATTTTCATCTTCGCTTCCATCTGCAGTTAATTCTAAATGACGTTCTATGGCTTCGAGAGAGTTTATACTATCCATAGCTATGGATGCTTGAAGTTGTTCTTGTTCTGTAAGATTATCTTGATATGCTCCCCATCGATCTAATGATTTACTAGCTGGTGATGGAGGCTTACCAAAATAATCTCCATTTATTACAATATCCACAATGAAAGCATCTTCTTTATCATAAAGAACTCTATCTCCAACTGCTAGATAGTATTTATTATATCCAGCAATCACCTCATGAACTAAAGCATTCCTTTGGCGACCAAGATAATTAGCTATCTTTTTATTAAGTTCTAGGGTGCCAAATGATTTGTTGAATGGCATAAGTATGATATCTTCATCAGGATTGTAGTATTTCTCTTCAATCCATTTCTGACATTGCATACTTACACTGTTAATTGCATTCTCCGCACTGAGTTTACTTTGCCAGATTTGAAAGCGCAAGGAACCTATCTCATTGGAATGATTTAATCTTTCCAAGGCTGGCGCTCGGATTTTTGATACCATTTTACCAGTTACTTGAGAGATTGTGTTATATCTCTCAATAGCTGGATTAAATACATCCTTGGAGCCTTCAAGAAGTTTCCATGCAAGATTGATAATAGGACTTCCTTCACCTTGCCGATATACTTCAGTGAGTTCAATAACTGGCAGTTCATTCATCTTGTATCCAAGAATAGCACTACCAAATACTGGTGGAAGCTGTTGAATATCACCCAAGAATATTTGTTGGTGAGGGTGCGGCATAGCATCCATAAGTTGATTATACAGTTCCACTGATATCATAGATGCTTCTTCAAAGATAAGAAGTGTGAGACCAGTAGGAAGAGGATTATAAGCATTTCTTGCTGGTTCAAATTTCATTGTTTTCTTGATAAATCCTTTATTATTTGGGTCCTCAATCTCATACCATACAGGTTGAAATTCTAAAAGTTTATGGATTGTGAGAACATTAGCTTTAAGCTCATTCACCACTGCATGGCGAATGTTATTAACTGCTTTACGAGTATAAGATACTACTGCACAACCTGGAGCACCAGAATTTAACCATCTAGTGCTAAAATTAAGTTGTCCAAGGGAATTATCATCTATTAATGCGCGAGATAATGCTCTCTGACAGGTTGTTTTACCTGTACCTGCCGCACCAATAAGAACTATATCTTCACCTTTTCTTGCGCGCTCAACAAATTCAGATTGTTTGGGATTTAGAATAATATCTCTGCTTACTCCAGGTTGCTTCTGTAAAGCAACTTGAGAAGTATTCTCTTTAGAGATATCATTATTTTGAGGAATATCTTGTACAGTTTGTTGATCAATTTGTTGATCATTTTGTACAGTTTGTACAGTTTGTTGACCGCTGCTTATGCGGCTATCAACATTATTACTGTTATTTTCCTGTGCAACTGTTAATGCAACTTCCTTTGTCGCTGCTTCCGCTGCTCTTTCTTTAGCAAGTTTCAACAGTTCTTGGAATTTAGTTTTATCCATAGACATGATATTTATCCTACTTTTCCTATTATTTCTACTGTTATTCCTACTATTATTCCATATTATCCGCAGTGATGAATTTCAATTTTCCTTCTGCAATAAGCTCTTCTAATGAATGCTTATTGCAAAAAGTGAATAGACAATATGCTATCTTTGGAAATCCTGCTATTTCAATAGCTTTTCCAAATCTAAATGATAAGAATAATGGTTGATTTATTCCTTTACCTGGAATATCATTTCCTTTATCCATTTCTTTATATATATCCGTCCAATCTATTCTATAAGGAAATAGTAAATATTCATATCCTTGATGAGTAATCATAGGTACATCTTGAGTTTCAGTTATATCTATAAGATGACCTACAGTAGTAAATGCAATATAGTGTTTATTGAGTGAACTTATTTCATGAGGAGTAAGCAACCATACCGATCGATATATAGCATGTACTCTTGCTTTGTATTCAATCTTACTGTATTCTTGATTGAATAAATCAAGAGTATTATTGCATTTAATAAGTTTCTGCTTATCCGCAGGGTGAGGAAATTTCCTAGGTACCATTTTAATATTCCTTATCTTTTAGATTCTTTTAGATGATGAATTAGATGATGAATTATATGATTTACTAAGGTTCCATTTCGCCTTAGCTCTTATGTATTCCACAAGATTTGGATAATCTGATTTCTTTGGCTCCTGGATTGGAGCATCAGATATGGTATTCAGAATATTTATTCCTTCATTATTACTCTTTCTTCCTATAGAATTTCCAATATTCTCTCCGCCTGTGATGTTATCATATTCATCTTCATCTAGAATGATAAAGCTATCTTTATAGCTTCTATCTCCCATAAGATAACCTAAAACACCACCTTTAACTCTTCTTATTCTATCCCGCAATCTTTCCATAACTGCAGTGACTATGGAATAATTATATGCAACATTCAGATTTTCCTGGAAGTATTCATACATATCTTCAAGATGTACAAGATTGGCTCTATATATTGCCATATCATTCTCTTTAATACAGAAAGTATCAATCCATTGTTGTCTTATTATTTTATCCGCTTCAGTTTTATCAGGCAAATTACTGGCATCCATTGCCCATTGAAGCATTAATTTAGCATATCTATCAGGATCAATAGCACTACTTTTAAGTTTTGCCATTATCCTATCTTCCAAACTATCCGCTCGAATGGATAGTAAGGATTTCTGCCGGCGATTTACATATTCATTCTTAGCATCATTCCAGGATTGAATGAAATGACTTATTTCAGTAAGATATTTAGTATCCTGTGCAACAATATATTGTGGAAGATGAAACTTTCCTTTCATTTCCACATGCCAAGATATCATGCGAAGTAATTCACTCATATTCTGAGAAACTGTTTTCACACTAGGCTCGGCAGCACATTGGAAATGCACAAGTCCTGTACTTTTTAACAGTGCAAGAAATAGCAACCTACTTTCAATATCCCCAAGTCTTAATTCTACCCAATCTTTAGTGCGGGATAGAAGAAAGGTCTGAGGAACATTGAAAATAGGGTGGGGTGCAGAAAAGATTGTAGCAGTAGGGAATTGAGGTAATGATATCTTATCCATTCTTGAGGAATAAGATATACCTAATACCTCGTAGTGAACTGCGGATATAGGGCAGATACATTTCATAGGAAGGATATCCTATACAGATGGAGATTGAGATACAGAAAGAAATAAATAGAATCTACCAATAAATTTCTGATCCATAGAATGCTAAATCATGTAAATGAGCTTGTTTGGTATATAAACCTCTATCAACACATTTCTTAGATTTTTGAAATATATTGAATAATTTCTGTTCTCTTAATTCATCTTGATGAATAGCAATAGCTTGAGCTATTATATTTCTAAAATTATTATTATTAGAAATTTTAACTAATACTTGATTGATCTTCATGGGGGAGTTTCCTTATTTTATAAACATACAAGAGATATGAAGTAAGATATTTACTTACTCCAATGGATATTTATCTTCAAAGGCTCTAAGCATTTTTTCAATATCCTTCTTAGCTTGTTTCATATACATTAAAGTTGCTTTTCCTACCGCTTCCTCAAGTGAAATACCTCTGAAACCCATATGTTTCATTTCTTCAATATCAGATTGTGAAATGTGATTTAGAAGATCATAAAGTTGAATTTTTCTTTTGTGTATATTTGTTAATAAGTCTTTTTTATCTTGTTCGATATCAGACATGGGGGAGTTTCCTTACAGCTGGAGATAAATAAAATAATATAGGTGAATAAAATTATATAAATAATGAACAGTTTTATATCATGTTCAGGATATTTATATTAGATATATTTATTATTTATTATTTATTATTTATTTTTATTATATATCTCATCCTTTGCTCTAAAAAGCACAATACTTGATTCAATTTTGTCATTTTCTATTAAATCAAGTATTACCAATTTGATAGGCATGTTTCCTCTAGTCTCAGAGAAAAATTTTTCCCATGCAATTTTACCTTTAGGCCATCCTATTTGATCTACTTCAATGAGCGCTGGAATACCTTTTGAAAGATCAGCATCGGTCCAAGATTCCACCTTTACACTGCGAAGTTCCACAAAATCACCTTTTTCGCAGGTTTCATAGAAATTTAAAATATAAGACATGATAGTGTTTCCTTCTTTCATACAAGAGATTGATAAGAAAAGAGAATGGTAGAGAGATTTCTCCCTACCAATAATCACCCTATCATCTATAGTGCACCCTGTCAAGTGAAAAATGAACATTAGGTTAGCATTATACTTTTATCCTATCAATATATCTTATTTTATTTTTCTAGTTAACTTAAACCCATACCCCCATTATACCAGTGTTTAGGTGTTTTCAGTGTTCTCAGTGTGTGCAGTGTTCCAAATGTTCCAAATGTTCTTGGTGCAGAGTGTATGAAACACCCCACCCCCTCCCTATTTTTCGCCCTTTTTCGCCTTACCTAATAACCTTATCCATTTCCATTAACCTTACTGTATATCTATGCGGTCTATATTTACCCCCCTCTTAAAAAATAAAATAGAGAAAGGGGGATAGGGGAGATAATATAAGCACAGTGGTGCAGAGAGATAATATAAGTAGAGAGGTCGCTGGCGCCCCTGGGCAGGGAGAGGGTGCCCTCAACCGCACACTCTGCACCGCACACATTTCATACATTTCGAACACCCTATACACCCTATACACCCCACACACTGGTATAATCGACATTCTGACTAACTTAATCCAGTCTGATATCCATCAATATTATGAGCCTGATATCCCATAAACAATATAACCCCACTACATTTCTGTAGCAGGGTTATATTCTCTATATCATGAAGTACTTCAGGAAGAAATTCTACTTACTGCAATCCTTCCAGCAACTCCACTTCCTCCGGTTCCTCTAGCAGCTTACTAATCTTATCCTGTAGCTTCTCATAAACTCCTGATCCATTATCCGCAAGGATAACTGCATCAAGTGTGATCGCATGAGCAATAGTATCCACATTTTTTCTATTGCCCAAATCCGGCCTTGGAGCCGCGAGTTTAACCATAATCTCCTTGTACTTCTCGATTACATTACTGATCTTCTGAGGAGGTACTTCGGGACCGAATTTAACCTTAAATTCCTCCTTCAGTGCACCCACCATGACCGCGTCGAACCACTGAGCGATAGCATCCTTAGTCAGCTTACCTCTGCTAGCATCACTACTCTTTTTTAGCTCACTGCCAGCATACCATTTACCGAGCATATCAGGCGCAAGAGCAATAACAGGGATACTCATTGCGGTAGTATTACCAGCCTTGATATCTTCCTCGATTAACTCCCTGATTCTGGTATCAATCAGCATTTCATACTGATCTTGAAGCCATACCTCTAGAGAGCTACTTAGTGTTCCAGGCATTGTTCCAGGCATTGTATTAACTTCCTGGGGAACATAAACACAGCGAGCTACACTAAGAGCCTTCCTTACTGATCCATCCTTGTTCTTCCCAGCTTTCCAGCGCTGCACTGCCAAGCGATAGCCAACTCGATCATTCATACTATCGGTATATACATACACTGGCAGTACTTCATTGATCTGTTGCTGTTGCTGTTGCTGTGGCTGTTGATCCTTCGGCAATACTACCGAGGGCAATACTACCGATTGATACCCTAGCGCAGCATTATTATCACTGATGGTGTTGCCCATAACTGGAGAGATAGTGGAGATAGGGGAGATAGTGTTCATAACCATTGATCCTTTCATGGATATACAGATTAAAGGTGAGAAAGAGCGGCTGATGGACTCATCAGAGGTAGCATAACTACCTGACTGCATCTAAAGAAGATGCAGTTTCGTCCTGTTGCAGAGAGCTATCTGACTTCTACAATTGTGGCGATAAATAGTGGATCATAAATTCCACCATTGGACCTAGGGATCAGCATTTGACCAGTATTTTTATCGAAGCCTTCGTTCATTAAATAACTTCCGTATAGCTTCATCATTCCATCTACTGCATCTTCGTAACTATCGAAGATCGTAGGAATAACTTTGTACGGAATATTGAGGCTTCTAGCCTGTCCGCTTTTTTCATCAACTTCACTCTGTTCCACAATCATATACTTTTTCATTTTCCGATCCTTTCATATTGCAGATCATACTGCAGCAATGTTGCAGATCATACTGCAGCAATGTTGCAGCAATGTTGCGGTGAAATCAACACAATTCATACTTTCAGATAATTTAATCATAGTACATAACCTAGACTGCAGTGCAGATATGACTAATACGCATAACATAAGTACCTATTAAGTACCTATATTGGCACATAGATTGTACATTAATACACAATATTACTGCTATCGGTGCCACATAACACCATTATATAACCTAACATAACTATATTATGTGGCGTATTAATCAATTGATCAATTAAATCATATGAACTAATTGACCGGTTAGTTATATAACTAACCATTTAATCATATATCTAACTGTTCATTCATATAACTAACCATTAAGTTACATAACTAACTGTTCAGAAGCAATCCTATGACCGGGGTAGCAACCTTTTTTGAAGGAATTTACTCTGTTATTCTCAAGCATTCTCCAGATTTTACTAAATTTTTTCCACTACACCTCCAGTATGGGCAATAATATTATCAGCAGAAATCTCTTTTTATCTTTTTATCTCTTTATCTCTTTATAAGTTATCACCAGGAGAAAAATAGAAAATTGAAGGTAAAAATTCAAAAATTTTTCAAAAAATTTTATAAAAATTAAAATTATGTAGCAGCAAACCAGTTAAGGTTAATAAAATATTAATATTATACCCCCTATAGATCAAATATACTATAGGATATATTATAGATAAACAGTTTCATGGGGTATAATACCCACAAGGAGATAAAGTTATGCGGTGGATTAATAAAATTAAAGTTAATATTATAATGCTGCTGGTAGTATTAATGGTTTTGGCGCCGCAAACCTACTTAAATACCGCCTATGCACAAAGTATAGTATCTCTATATCCTCAGTATACTACATCCCTAGCATCCTCACAAGTTATTTATTCTTCAGCAGGTTCTGCACTCAGAGGATTTCAAGTAACTACAAGTAGTGTAGCAGGTTATGTTATGCTATTTGATGCAACAAGTGCTCCAGCCGATGGTGCAGTTACTCCAGTTAAATGTGTATATATTTCATATCCTGGAACTGTACTTCTTGGTCCTGATCCTGGAACAGCTTGGTTAGCTAAATATGGTTGGACAGTAGTATTCAGTAGTACTGGTTGTTTTACTAAAACAGCTAGTGCTACTGCATTTATTTCTGGACAGTAAGATATAAAATTTATACTATAAGGAGTTTGTAAAATGAAAAATTTTAAATCTTTTATTTTTTCAGCCGCTTTTATTAGTTCTTTACTATTTTCTTCAGCTAGTATTGCTGATAATGGAAGTAATACAAATTTTGCTGGTAACACTCAAACTCTTTATCCTGTTGTAAACAATAGTAGTCAAACAATAGCTAATTATAACTCAAGTTATATTAATGCAGCACTTGCACTTGGTGGATCTATAGATGTAGAATGTCCAATTCCAGGACCTGTTTATTTAGGTGCAACTTTAGTAGAATATTCTAATACTAGACTTAATATGTCAAGTTCTTGTACACCAACAGGCATTGCAGGAACTCATGAATTATTAGAAAATTTTGCTGCAAGTGTAACCAGAGCACCTTGGACAGTAACTTCTCTTAATTCAGGAGCAGGAACTACAGGCCCTTTTTCTATTATAGGAAGTTCTAATACTAATCCTTGGGTAACTGGAACTGCTTATTCTCAAAGTGCTATAAATAATTCATATGTAACTAATGCTGGTAATATATATTGGCTTGCTACAGCTAGTTGTACCAGTGGAGCTACTGCGCCAACTGGAACAGGTACAGGAATTAGTGATGGTGCTTGTTCTTGGAATTATGTAACTACTGATCAAGAATTTACTACTGGAGCTAAAATTACGGCAACTGTTTATTGGCCATCTCACGGACAAGTTGTTGGTAATGCAGTAGCTATAACTCCAGTACCTGATGTTCCAAACAATAATAATTTTTGGAGTGGTACTCAAACAGCAGGAACCAATGGAGCTTTAGCAGACTCTGCATTTTTTGGTACATTTCCAGTAACAGCTATTAATGATAGTAATTG